ATCGTAGCACCCAACGAGCGGTGGCATGAGTACTACGACAACAAGGAGGACTGGGAACACACCGCAAGCGTCAACGCCTGTATGGCCATCGAATACCTCATCAACGTCAAACCGAAGGAGCGGAACAGGTACATCAGATCACTCACCGAAAAGGTATGACCCTCCTGCTCCACGAACTCCCGCACCATCACCACCTCCGAAACTCCGCACTCCAAACCATCGACGTTCGAATCCGGTGCCGCCACACCAAAGCAACCCGCGACCCGCGACCGTGGAAGATCAAGAACAACAGCTACAACGAACTCAACGATTCCTGGAAGACCAACTTCGACTTCATCGTCACCGTCTCCAGCGACCAATAAGAAAATGAACCAGCTCGCAAGATTTGGGTTGACCAAGGAGTCGATGCAGCGCATGCTCGGCCCCGTCACCGCCGCGGCAAAGAAACAGGAGATTCCTCCAGGTCCGAACCGTAAGTGGTACAGCGTTCCAGACGACATCAAGACCGCGATCCTCAAGGCCCACCCAACCTACACATACAGAGAGTTGGCCAAGAAGTATGGCGTGTCCCTAACCAGCGTATGGAAAATCAAGAACCAAAACCAAAACAACAAGAAGTAGAGGAACTACAACGATGGAAACAATTGTCACACGAGTTAGCCGCATGCTTGGGCTGCGGCTGCACAACTCAGACCGGCCTGTGCATGCAGTGCCACAAAGCCCACAAACGATACCGAGCAGTCCAAATACCCCTTCGATGAAACTCCGCGAGTCCATAAACCAAGTCACCGAACTCCGATCCAAGGGCCACACCTACAAAGCCATTGGCCAACAACTCGGGTTCACCAAGCAGCGCGTCCACCAGATCCTGCGATCCGCCAAGACGCTCAGGGAGAATGAGAACCTGTGGACCAACGGACTCAGCGCCCGCAACGTGGCAATCCTATCGAAGCTACAGATCACCTCCCGCGAGGTCGCCATCCACGCGATCAAGACAGGTGATATTAAGCCATTCAAGTGGGCCAACTACGGTGCTACTTCGTACACCGAACTGTGCGAGTGGCTAGGCATTCAGCCGGTCGCCAACACCGCCAACAGCCGAAGCTCACGCGCATCCAAGGTCTGCCCGCACTGCAACAAACCCATATGAGCCGCCATTCATTCCCACTCGTCGAATCCATCAAGGTGGTCACCCTCTCAGGCGGGATCACCGTCCGAGTGTGGCGTGATAGAAGCAAAGAGAACCTGAAGATCAACTTCGGCGACGGTGATATCCACCTCACCTGCGTGGCCCAAGCTCATGATCACATCGAGATGATCAAGACTCTGGCCCGCTTGGAGAATGTTCGAGCCGTTGAGTTGGTCGATCAGAAAGGCAACGGAATCAAAGTCCACAAACAACCATGAGCCACTCATCGACACGCGACCTTGCAAGCGCCCTCAAGATCCTCGCCCAGCAGATCCACAGTGAAGACGGCGCAGCCAACGTCGTCTGCGCTGAAGCCGCCGACCGGATCCTCCTGCTCGTCACCCTCACCAACGAACTGACAGCACACATCCTGGCCAGCCCCATCCACCACCCCAAATGCACAGCCAAGACCAAGGGAAGCTACTGTAATTGCATCCTATCCCGGGTGACACCATCATGAAAACCCCACGACACGAGCAGCCATGGTACTCATGCCGGCTCGAAAACAACAAGAAGCCCGAACCACTCACCGAAGAAGAGAAGACCATCATGAGCGGCGTGAACCGAAAGCTCATCGAAGACGCCCCACGCCTCATCGCCTACGGAGTCAAGCAAGGATGGATCTCCTACCCCAAGAAACCACGCACCCAACACACATGGATCACCAAGGACAGCCCACCGCTCCAACAGGACGATTCGTCAACATTCACAACGGATCCGTAATCGTCGAAGTCATAGGCCAAGGACAGTACCGTCTAGGAGAGACCCGCCGCACTGTAACCATCTACAGTCGAGACGGGTCTCTTTTCGTTCGCAATTCCCAAGAGTTCAACCGCATCTTCAAACCGCATGATCAAGAAAACCAAGGCCGGCTATAAGGTCGAGTCCAAGACCCACAAGCGCAACATGGGCACCTACCCCACCAAGACCCAAGCCATCAAACGAATGATGGAAGTCGAGATGTTCAAGGCCATGAAAGAGAAGGGCACACTTCGGAAGAAGAAGTAGGCCAACGGTCCACACCAGCAACGCAACGACATGACAACGCTCCTAGAACGAGCGGCGCTTTGGCTCGCCAAGGTACCGCCAGCCATCTCCGGATCCGGAGGGCACTCTCAAACCTACACCGCTGCCGTGGGCCTAGTCCACGGCTTCGGCCTTTCAGACACCGACGCATTCGCGCTCCTGTCCGATTGGAACCGATCATGCCAACCTCCATGGCAGGACCGCGAACTCCTCCACAAGATCCGACAGGCCAATGAGAAGTCACACTCCAAGCCCCGCGGTCACCTCGCCAATTCCTCGGGAGCAGGTCCTGCTGAGGCATTGGACCTGACTCGGGTCCGGTTCAGCAGGCCAAAGCCCGTGGAGACCTCGCCAGTATCCGATGGGCCCGCGCCATCAAACCCGCCCGCAGCGCCCATCCCGGCCTCGCACGATGCCTCGGAGTTCAAGCGGTTCCTCACATCCGCCTTCGCGCCCACCGAGGTGGTCTGCATCTGCGAGCAGGTCGAAGATGGCACTCCCATGACCAGCGGCTCCTTCCTGCCCGTCGAGGATTGGATCGCTCGCTTCGATGACCCCGAGTCCATCCTCTTCCGACCCGATCGGAATCAGGGCGTCTTCGTCCGCATCAACCCGTTCAAGCCCAACCTCTACAGCGGCTCCGACAACGATGTCATGGCCTACCGCCATGTCCTGGTGGAGTTCGATTCCAAGCCGAAGGCCGAGCAGGAACAGCTCCTCCGCTCCTCCGGTCTACCGATCAGCGTCCTCATCGACTCCGGTGGCAAATCCATCCACGCCTGGGTCCGGGTGGATGCCCCCAATCGCAAGGAATGGGACGCCCGCAGGGATCTCATCTACAGCAGCATCCCGGGCATCGATCCCAAGAACAAGAACCCATCGCGCTTCTCCCGGCTCCCGGGCGCATGGCGGGGCTCGGAGAAGCAGAAGCTGTTGGCCAACTCCATCGGCGCTCGCTCGTGGGAGGAATGGCTCACCGACCGCGAATCCATCGACGACAGCGCCACGATCGTGTCGATCAAAGACCTGATGCACTTTGATTCGGACAACGATCCGGACAACCTCATCGGCAAACGATGGCTCACCCGCGGCTCCTCCATGATCCTCAGCGGCGGCACCGGCATCGGGAAGTCATCCCTCATGATGCAGATCGTCATCCGGTGGTGCCTCGGCAAGGACTTCTTCGGAATCGCGCCGGTGAGGCCATTGAAGATCGGGGTCATCCAAGCCGAGAACGACAAGGGCGACCTCGCCGAAGCCTTCCAAGGAGTTGGCCATGGACTCGACCTCAAGCCCGATGAGATGAAATCGCTCCAGCACCAACTCGAGTTCCGCACCGAGGCCGTCCGCACCGGTGACGCATTCTTGGCTTACGCCCGGAGGTTCATCCTTCGATCCAAGCTCGATGTCATCGTGGCCGATCCCCTGTTCAGCTACTTCGGTGGCGATCTCAGCGACCAAGGCGAGGTCAGCGTATTCCTGAGGAATAGGCTCCAACCCATCCTCCATCAGACCAAGGTCGCTTGGATCTGGATGCATCACATCTCCAAAGCCCAGCGCAAGGACGGAGAACCCATGACCACCATGGAACTCGCCCACGCAGGGTTCGGATCCAGCGAACTCGCCAACTGGGCGCGGGAGATCGCCGTCCTGGCAGAAGTAGGCCAACATCAACCTAGGCGCTTCCAGTTGGCATTCTGCAAGCGCGGATCGAGGCTCGCCAAACCAATGCTCAGCCTCCAGCACGGGACCGAGCACATCAAATGGGAGGAATTCAACCCCATGGTCATGACCGGAGCACAGCTCAAAGAGAAGAAACCGTATACCAATAAGGACAAGAGAAAGGATCGGATATGACATACCGCGATCAGTTCGGGAAGATGCCGCCGCTCAAACACGATAAGACAATCGCGTCGAGCGAGGTGGTTATCCACATATCGCAGGCGATGGCTTGTGATATTGAGCGGGCCAACAAGTTGTTCAATGAATTGAGGAAGCGTCGGATCATCGTGTTCGACAAGCTGGACCGCACCTGGCACGGCAT